TCAGCGATTAGCTCCAAATTAGTATTTGTACTTGTTCCCCAAGTTCCCGATTCATCGCCAGTGGCGATCTCTTTTAATCTTAGGTCATTAACGTAAGTTGCCATTTATGCTACCTCTTCCCAATTCGGTGTTTGACTGTCATCAATAGTTGACCAATTCGGTGTCTGACTATCACTAATCGCGGCCCAATTGGGCGTTTGTTCATCGTCAATAAGACTCCATATATTCGGCGCACCAACTCCACCTGTCGCACTAACACCTGTCGGACTGACATTGGCATCGCCATCGAATGTAACCGTTCCGATAGACCCAGTGAGCGCATCCATTGTAACAGGGATGGTATTACTTGTAATAGCTGTGGGCGTTCCGACTGCTGTTGTTCCTGATACGCCTGTGACACTGACTGTCGCCGTACCCGTAACCGTAACTGATCCCAGAGTCCCTGTACCCGCCACACCAGTGACCGAAGTGCTTGCACTAGCCGATACCGAGACCGACCCAAGCGTTCCTGTACCTGCAACTCCTGTGGGGCTAACATTCGCCGTACCCGTGACCGTAACCGAACCAAGAGCACCAGTGCCTGATACCCCAGTAACACTAGTGCTCGCATTACCGGATACAGAAACCGATCCGAGAGTCGCTGTTCCTGCAACTCCTGTGACGCTGACGTTCGCATCTGCGCTAATCGAGACGGTGCCAAGAGTGCCTGTCGCATCAGGTACTGCCTGACCGTTGCCCCAAGTCCCCTCGCCCCATCCAGTAGCCGAGGAATTCCATCCGCTAAATGCAACTTTGACATCAGCCACACGTTATATCCTATGCAATCCTAATGATCGCGTTACTAGCGTCTGCTGCTGGAAACTGAATGGTAAAGTCACCACTTGTCGATGTCTTATCTGCTCCAAAATCCAGTACCGCTACTGCCCTGTTAGCTGACCCTGCGGTAGTTGAGGAGTTATAAATTAATGCTCCTCTCGCAGTAATCGAGCTGCTAGACCAAGTGGTATCAGCAAAATCAGTCAATGCTGTAGTACCTGATGTGGTGGGGTCTACGTTAGTCAAGGTATTGCCACCAGCGGTATACCCTGTACCTGTTGCAGAAACCTCATTGGTCGTTGCATAAGCCGTGGTAGAAGCTGACATCGTGGCACTACTTGTAAACAAGGCAATCTTAAACGTATTACCTGTGCCTGTAGTGGTAGTCGTCCCCCCACCAGAACCGTTATGGAAATTATGAATTCCCTGTAAAAGTTCAGACTTAAACGAGGTTGCCATAGCTGTCGTGATAGCCATTATAGTCTCCTTAAAATATCAGCAACATCTGAATGACCCTGCTGAATAAATTCGTTAACAAGCGTTGTCCTATCGCTTCTAACTGCTTGCTTAATAATACCCAAAACCACATGATAAATGCGACTTTTAAACGCTTCTGCCTGTTGTTTAACAATAGGATCTACAGAGTCTGACACACTTACTATCTGCTCTACCGCCCGTTCAGCAAGTTCTTCAGGAGACAGCCCTCTACGTTCCGTTGTTTTAACAACAACATCTCCTATATTTGATTCAACAGCCATTCTAAACATATTGTTCCTTTATGATACGGGGACACTAGCTTGTCCCACACGATATGTATCTTGTTGTAATTTACCATCACCAAGATTTTTTAATAAAGCTATAGATTCTAAATACATATTAGTATAAAGCTGTACCAAATCAGGTTCACCTTTCATAAACCGTATGGCTTCTGTCAGTGCTTTATTCAACAAAGCAGAATCGAAATTCTCACTTAACCAAGGTAATGTGCTTGCTGTAACAATGGATTCTGGGTAATACCCATAATGTAACTCCATTGTGTACCCACTATCCGGTGTTGGCCCTAAGATAAAAGCCGAATCGTCGAATATAGCATAGTGTTTAGGTAGTCCTGTAGTTGCAGGGTTAGGGTACGCTTCCCTAATAAAGTTAACATCTTTATTTAAAAGATACGTAAATACTCCACTAGCATTAGTCACAGCTAAACTATAGGTATAAAGAAAATCTGTAGGTACTGATAAGTACTTATTACCAGAAGTCAAAGCCCCCGACACATTTTTACGAAGTGAAGGGAGTTGTACGGTATTATAGATAGCCTGTTCAGCCTGTTGGGTAAACATAGCAAGCTGGTCACTTGTGAATGAAGTCTCACAAATATCTTCTATGTTAGCCGTCAACTGGGCATAGGTCATACTCATGCAAGCGTACCACGTACCATTGTGCCTTTAGTTGCAGCCCCTGCGCCACGCATCTTAATACCAGAAGTTTTTACACCGCTCATATCAGTCTTAGGTGCTCCTTTAACGGGCTGTACACCTTTGTCTTTATGAACCTTTACTTCTTCCATATCAAATACATTCATTCTATGCTCCTACGAAGTCGTTACCGTTACCGTACCTACTTCACCTGTTCCTATTAAGTCATTAGGAGTAAGGTCAAATGGATCTCGTCCTACACCCACTGGATTCCATCCCCATTGGGTATCCCTGCTTTCTGTTAATTCTGCGCTATCTGAACGTGGATTTCGTATTGCTTGTGGATCATTAACAGGAAACTCCCCTAACTTTAACTGGGGATGATCTGGATTCCAACATTCAGGACACGCTTTTATATGCGTATTCCTACCTTTTTCAATTAGGTCTTTAAGTTCTCTTAACTTAAATTGAAACCCGCAAACATCGCAAATCCCTAATGCTTTTCGGGCTGATGCAAAACGGTTCGCCATAACTAAACATACCCGATGCGAGGAACAAATCTAGCAGAGGTTTTTTCTCTATCTTCTCCTGCTGCTAACATAAACTGTTCTTCATAAATTTCTTTTAACATAGGGACACGAGGCATTAATTCTGGATCTTTTTGTGAGATGTAATAGGCCAACCCAGCCATCAAACAAGGTAAAAACCTAAAACTCATATCTGCGGTTTCTGCCCCATCACCTGCATCTTCTATTCTACGCATACGCCAATAGTAGAACACATACCCACTTTTATCTGGTACAGGCCAAACATTAATTTTAGGGGTAGTACGAAGGCGTTCTACATAGACCTGTATGGGTCTACCTTCTGACAACTTATTAGGTATAGACGAGTACGTACTTACACTAATGCGACTTATGGTAAGGTCTTGCTGTGTAGTGGCGTTACCTGAGTCTGTGCGTACAACGTGTTCTAGCAAATCAACAGTATCGTTGGGTAGGTCATACTCAGATGTACCTTCTGTTAACGTGATAGACCCTTCGTCTATTGTCCACAGATTTATCCCTCTATTCTGCCACTCGATAGTTAATAGGTTCATAGATCTACGAGCAGTTCGTAAATCGTAACCTGAACGCATTTCACGCCCAGCGCGTTCCCACGCTTCTTCTGCTATCTCAGTAAAGTCAGGATTAAATGCAGTTGTACCAGAGGTAGCCATCTACTTCTTCTTAGCTGCTTTCTTAGCAGGTTCTTTCTTAGCGGCTGCTTTTTTAGGCGGCTGCAATTCTTTTAACCTAGCTTTTGCTTCTTCTTCACTCATTAAGTCAGCATCTACAATAGCGTAAGAACCATCCTCCTGCTTAACACCAATTTGAAAGACAGGTGTACCGTCTACAAAATTACCGTTTTGATAAACCTCAAACTTATCCATGTTGTTCTCCATTAAACATATAGAGTTTTCTTTCTACGTCCCGGCATAACCGCGCCACAACCTTTATGGTTTTTACGTACTTGCATTAAACCACCATTATACGCGGTTCGTACCTTTGCCTTTTTAGTATTCGATACTACTGTTTGTCCTTTAGCCCCTGCTTTTTTCTTTTTACGGGCAGTTGTAGCCCTATCTGCTTGACTTAAAGACCTAGCTTTAGCCAATGGCAAACATCTATCTGGATTCTTTTTATCTTTAGAAGTACCGCACTCTCCTTTTATCTTACCGTCTGTGCCGATACGAACCCATTTTTGATCTCGCCATTTTTTTAACTGGCCCATCTAAGCTGCCTTTTTTCGCTTTGTCTTTTTCTTTTTACCCTTACCGTATTTAGGGTCTTTACAGTACTTAGACGCTGCCATATTCGCGTAAGCAGAAGGATACGTATCAAAGGTTCTTTTAGCCCAAGCCTTACCTTTAGCACATATCTTTCCACCTGACTTATAGTATCTACGCATTAATACATCTTAGCAGGTCTTACACCCTTACGAGCTATACCTGCGCCACGAACCTTTTGTTTTTTCTTAACTTTACCACCTTTCTCAAACTTCAAAGGTACTTCTTCTCTAGGTGATTTAGGTGCGCGTGCTGCTTCTTCCCTAGCCATGAGATTGTCGCGCCTAGTATCCTGTCCTCTACGTATAGACTGAGGACTTGGCGTTTTCTTAACTCCTACATTAGCTTTACTCGCCATATCACCTACGGCTTTGTCGCGTTTACTAAGTTCTTTCTTAGCAAGTTCAACCGCTTGTTTTCCATACTTTTTAATTGCTGACCTAGTTCCGTTTGCAGCTAAAAATTTAGCTACTGCACCTAATACTGGCAATGCCATATATTTCTCCTTATCTCATTTTTATAGGTCTGTAACCCCTACTTTCAATACCTGCACCGCGCAACTTTTTAACCTTACCGCCTTTCTTGTACCCTTTGGTCTTCATCTTACCGCCAGCCATATAGCCTTTAGTCTTCATCTTACCACCAGCTTTCATACCGGGGACTCCACGACCTTTAAGCACATCCTTCCGTGTAACCTTACCGTCACCAGTAAGATCAGGAAAACCACCTGCTTTAAGTTTTTTAACTTTACCACCAGCTTTCATACCTTTGGTTTTCATTTTACCACCGGCTTTCATACCTTTGGCTTTCATCATGCCGCCAGCTTTCTTTGCAACCTTCTTTTTCGTTTCATAAGGCTTTTTAGGAGTCAATCCGTCTCGTTCGTTAATAAACTTACGTAACGCTCCTCTGTAGGTTAAATTGGTATTACCAGCTTTCTTACGAAATTTAGCCAACTCTTCTGCGGTAACAGCGGCTTTAGCCTTACCTGACTTAGGCATAAAAGTTTTAGCCTTTGTACCTTGCGCTTCAGCTTGTTTTCTAGCTGAACCGATGGTTCTAGGTAGCCCTGTACCTGTACCTCTATCAGCCGATACGTTTGAACGCGCCTCAGACATATTAGTTTTCATGTCAGATTTAGGAGCTTTAACTGAAGTTTTAGGCTGGCGTTCTACCTTTGTAAAAGCAGGAGCTTCTTTAGTAACTTTCACGTTACCTCTTCGACTTTGTTTAGTTCTACCCGCTGCTCTTCTTTCCGCAGCAGTCATCGTTCTAGGATTAAGTTGTCTATTAGACATACCTCTTTCACGATTTAACTCCGTGCCTCTAAGACCACTTGTAGGTTTTCTCTTAGCCGCTCGTTCCTCCGCACGCCTACGTTCTAATTTTTGCGAAGCGGAACCTCCTTCTGTGCCAAACAAAGCCTTACCCGCCCCTGCCATAGCACCGCCTACTCTTCGTAAGTCTTGAGCAGTTTTATCTTTACCTGTCTTTCTTCGTTTACGTTCTAATCTATCTGCTGCTGATTCTCTAGCCATGTCGTCACTCCGCGTACAAGTTATTGAACACCTGATTTACATCAAGCGTATAATCTAAATCTGATTTACTGTAATGAACGTGCTGAGACGGTTTAAAGTCTGGCGCACCTTCTCCTGTTTCAAACCAAGCTGGATGAGTTACCCTTACTCGATTATTCGGTAAAGCAACGATATTACCTGTCCACTCTCCTGCATCTAAAAGCTCAAGCACATGGCTCTGCTTATGTTGAGCAGGATCGTCAGCTATCTCGTTATTTGTATAATCTACTGTAAACATATATTTAGCTGGATAAAACTCACTATCTATCTTTGCCAACCAAGGACAAGGCGTTGCCCTATCCAACACGTATACCGAATGGTCTCTTGAACTACAATCCCAAGGCTGTGCAGCCCATACCGGCATTGCTTCAGGCCATTCTTCAAAAGGGGTATCTCCGACCAAGGCGGTAATTGGCATACGCGCCCACATGGCCCCTCCATGTGTATTCGATTTCTTTTTGTCGTCATAGGTCTCTGCTCCAGTAAAAATTAACTGAAAACTTAAACACCTTGTCGGCATTGTTGTGACAGCAATCGCCATCGCATGAATAAACTCGCCATGATACTTCTCATGGTTGTGCGTGTACTCACGCCGTACCCAACATTTAAAGTACGGTATATTACTCTGTAAATACGCCATATTAACATTTCCACCGTCTCCGCGCCTGTCGCAACCTAGAATTAGGATCTTTAGCTGCTTTAGGGAATTTTTTCATCTGACCCGCAGAGCGAGCACAATAAGACTTTCTTCGTGCTGCTCGTTTACCTTTCGGTTTATCTTCCGTCACAGCAGTCTGTAGCTTACTTCCGGGGTTCTTCCTTCGGTAAGCTGCGACTCCTTTTTTAGTCATCCCCGCTCCACTTTCAGTAGAACGAAAATTCTTTTTGTTCCTAGCGGGCATATCATCTGGTTTGCGTTTTGCGGCCTTCCTACGCTTAACCTGCCCGCCAGTTCTATAGTAACTACGCATCTTCTACGAATAAAACAGCGTCATAGAAGACAAGTGTGTTTGTGTGTACAAGACATACCCACCACTAATAAACAATATACCGTCATCAGGTATATCAGGATACTGAGTCGTATTCGCTGAAGATACCGTATTAAATTGCATTGTAATTGCGCCTGTAGCCGAGGTCTGCCTGAACGTAATAGTTCCTGCTGAACCTGTATTGACCACATACATACCACGAAGCCGTAGCCTACCTCTAAAGATAGGAGCAGCAATAGTAGCCGCAGAGCCAACTGTTATGGCCCCAGCAGTTGCTGCTGATACAGCAATCTGGCTAATTGTTGCAAAATAACCCGTACTAGTAACAGTAGTGGCATTTGGGCCTGTAATTACTTCTGAAGCAGCAGTGCCTGTTTCATCCGTACCTGTAACAGTAAATGTTTTACCAGACTCATCGCTACCGCCTGTAACGGTAATTTGTCGGGGTTGGTCAAATGTAACCGCCCCGCTATCTGCTAACGCACCGTTTATAGTGAGGTTACCGGCCCCAGATGGAGTCTGTGAAGCACAAACCCCGTCAGTATCTGCCGTAGCGGCCTCTATAAAGGTCGATTGAATGTCAGAAGACATACTTACCTCCTTATGATGCTACGTCGTACCCAGTGATTTCAATAAGGAAACGCCCTGCTGTATAAGCAGCATGACCTGTGCCTTGTCCTACTAAATACAAATACTGATCTGCTGCGATGTCTCCACCAGCAACCATAGTACCTGCGGAAGCAGCACCTGCATTGATAATCTGAGTTTCAGTTAAGTCACCGATTGCTGTGTCATTAACACCCGTGCCTTCAGTAGCAGAATACAGATCTATGTCTGTGCCACCGCCAGCAGGAGTTTCTACACAAGTCATGGTTACACCAAATACAGTGCCTTGGTTAGCAGTAGTGAC